GCATTTTAGTATCTCCAGATATAAGAATGACTTTCTAATAATTTCCTAGGAAACTTTTTAGCCCTAGGCGCAGGCGCAATAGTGCCCTGCTATCGAGCCGCTGGGTTGCCCCTGACTTGATGTAATCAGTATATCGAAACCCGATCAGGGGCGCAAGTCTTTTATGGTTATAGTGCGTATTCGTTTGGTGAATATTAGTAGTTGCTTATACAAGGGCGTAACACAGACTGATGAGTCACACAAGGTATAGTCGTTATTGGTCTGGTGAATATTAGTAGTTGCTACATTAGAATAAACTAATGAGATAACTGGGGAGTATGTGAGCAATAGCTAATAAAGAGTTTGCTAAATTAGGGGAGTCTAAATTAGACTAGGGGTACCTACATAGACATTCACATTTGCTAATATAGAACTTGCTTGAGTAGCATTGTCTACATTAATCTTTGCTACATTAGTCTTTGCTACATTAGGGTAGTCTAATTCAGGGACGGGGGGGTCTGGTCGGACTGCGGGTTCTTTGTGGTACCTGCTTAGATACAAAAAAGAGTGAAATTAGGTAATTTAATAAGACAGGTAAGTCTATAATAAATAAGGGAATGTTATTTAAGTTAGGGGAGTGCATAAAGGCTGCGGTGAGGCTACACTGCGGAGGACTATGTACGACACCTGAGTTCCGCCAAGTTAGCAACTAGGTAGGCTACTAAGCCCTATACGGACACTTCTTAGAAAGTAGTAAATAACTATTGACTTTTACAAGAAAGTATGCTATAGTCTCCTGACTATATAGGACTGAACAGAAACAGCGTACCCTGTAATCTATAATTCTTATCCTTATGATCAACAAGAACACTGTGACTTGTTCAGCAACTATATAGATACTACAGAGTATCTAATTAGTTTGGAGCAAGTTTGTTATGAGTGATGATCATGAGGAACATGTTGTTGTTAAGCCTAAAAGGGGTCGTCCTCGAAAGGCAGACATAGCAGCAAAGAAGAAAGGGAATAGAGGTTTAGTTGGTAGACCTAAAGGGGATGCTGCTAGAATCAATGAACTCAAGGCTAGGTTGTTAGCTACGAGTGGTGATAAGGTTATCAATAAGGTGATAGCTATTGCTCTAGAAGATGGTCATCCCGTTCAATCAGCAGCCTTAAAGATGTGTATGGATAGGGTTCTCCCTGTTTCCTATTTTGACAAGAAGAATGACAGTGGCGGTAGGAATGCAGTTTCGATTACTATTACTGGCGTTGGCGGTGACACTACCATTGTTGGGGGCGGAGATGATGCCCTTGAAGGAGAATACGAAGATGTCTGAACGTACTACTAAAAACGATCACCACAATATGTGGGGCGGCAGTTACTGGGATGCTTATCGAGATGCTATTGCTGATATTGAAAGCAGCTATAATTATGATATCAAAGGTGGCTATAATGATGCTTATGACGGTATGTATCAAATGGGTAAGGTTGCTAAGATTGATGCTGGTAGATTACTAGGTGAGACTATCGGACATGATGAAGCATCACGTAAGAAGTTTCGTGAAGACTCAGCTCTACAAGAACGGGCATTCAAAGCCTTTACTCAACAGAATGATGGCTACCTTACGCATTACCTTGGTGAGGATTATCATAATCTACCTGACGAAGAGAAGTTAGCTTTACTAGGTTATGCTCATAATCAAGGAGTAGGGAACGCGATTAAATACTTCCGAGGCGGTGAGGAGGGTGAAGATGCCTTTGGTACTAAAGGTGGTCGTTATGCTTCTACTGTTCGTTATAACCTTGGTACTGCTGGTCTTAAAGACTATGCTACTGTGTTGCGTAACGAAGGCCCAGAGTGGTTTGAAGAGCGTGGACTACTTCATGAACTTAATGCTGCTAAAGATGCTGTAACAGGTGCTTTTAGTAATGGTACGGCAGACATTGGTCGAATGATTGGTAGTGTAGTTCCTAGTCTAAATGATATTAAAAATTTAGGGGCTGATCACTACACTGCTGTTGAGGGAGATAATCCTTATAATATAGCTAAAGCACATGACATGTCCTTAGAAGATTTAGTTTCTCTTAACCCTGAGATTGGACTAGCTTTGGAGAGTGGTCAGCTAGGAGTAGGACAAGATTTACGTGTTGGTGGTAACTGGTTTGAGAAGTTGTTTTAATGACTGATCTTAGCGTAGAGTTATTAGATTGGCAGCAAGAAGTATTCAATGACCCCCATCGCTTTAAGGTAGTTGCAGCAGGACGGCGGTGTGGTAAGAGTAGGTTAGCAGCGTGGGCCTTAATAATTGAGGGTCTACAGGCAACTAAGGGACACGTATTTTATGTTGCCCCTACTCAGGGACAGGCGCGTGATATCATGTGGGAAACTCTAATGGAGTTAGGTCACACAGTTATTAAGAGTAGTCACATAAACAACTTACAGATTAAGTTAGTGAATGGTACTACGATTGCTCTTAAAGGCGCTGATAGACCTGAGACTATGCGTGGTGTTAGCCTAAAGTTCTTGGTTATGGATGAATATGCTGACATGAAGCCAGAGGTGTGGGAACAGATACTACGTCCTGCACTAGCTGACCAAAAGGGTCGAGCAATATTCATTGGTACTCCTATGGGTCGTAACCATTTCTATGACTTATATCGTCATGGTCAAGGAGATGATCCTACCTTTGAGAGTTGGCACTTTACTTCTTATGATAATGACCTATTAGACCCTGAAGAGATTGAAGCTGCTAAAGCTAGTATGTCCTCTTTTGCGTTCCGTCAAGAGTTTCTAGCCTCCTTTGAAGCATCAGGTGGTGCTATATTCAAAGAGGATTGGATACAGTTTGATACTGAGGAACCTATGGATGGGGAATATTATATCTCTGTTGACCTTGCAGGCTTCGCTGATATAGCTAAAGCTACAAATGCTAAACAGAAGAAACTAGATACTACAGCCATATCAATTGTTAAAGCAGGAGATGATGGTTGGTGGGTAGATAATATTATATATGGTCGTTGGGATGTTAAGAAAACTGCTGAGAAAATCTTTCAAGCAGTTAGAGACTACCAACCAGTTGCTATAGGTATAGAGAAAGGCGCATTGAAGAATGCTGTATATCCTTATCTAACCGATTTAATGAAACAGAACCAGACGTTCTTTCGTGTTGAAGAATTAACGCATGGTAATAAAAGAAAAACTGATCGTGTGGCATGGGCTTTGCAAGGCCGCTTTGAACACGGACAGATTACCTTAAATGAGGGGAATTGGAATACAGAGTTCTTAGATCAACTGTTCCAGTTTCCTAACCATTTAGTACACGATGACTTAGTGGATTCGCTGGCGTACATAGATCAGTTAGCTAAAGTTAGCTACGCCTACGATTTTGAAGAAGATGAATACGAATTTATGGATGCGGTAGCAGGATACTAATTATGTCAGAAAATGAACTACTAATTGAAGAGACTGCCCAAGGGTGGATCATGGATAAATGTGATAGCTGGCGCGATCATTTTGAATCCAACTATCAAGAGAAGTTTGATGAGTATAACCGACTATGGCGAGGCATCTGGTCAGGAGCAGACAGCTTACGGCAGAGTGAACGATCTCGTCTAATCAGTCCTGCCCTACAGCAAGCTGTTGAGAGCAGTGTTGCCGAGTTAGAGGAAGCTACCTTTGGTCGTGGCAAGTTCTTCGACATTAAAGACGATGCAGAAGACCCAGAGAATCGTGACATTGAGTTTTTACGCACAAAGTTAAATGAAGAATTTGCTTTGAATAAGGTGCGTCAGTCTATTTCTGAGTGTATTGTCAACGCTGCTGTGTTTGGTACAGGCATCGGAGAGATTGTTCTACATGAGAAGCTACGCCGTAAGCCCTCTACCCAACCAGCTCTTGATGGGCAGGTAGGTACGTTTGGTGTTGTAGAAACCAAGGAAGTTACTTGCTCTATTCGTCCTGTTTTGCCTCAGAACTTCCTAATTGACCCTACTTCATCTACTATTGATGAAGCATTAGGTGTAGCGATTGATGAGTTTGTTCCCCTACATCAGGTGGAAACTCTGATAGAGGAAGGTGTATATGAAGATGTTGACTTAGACTCTACAGCTACACACTCATTCCTTGAAGCACAAGACGATATTAACGAATATGATGATGACCGAGTACGTTTAACAAAGTATTATGGTTTAATCCCACGTACTCTTCTAGAAAGTTACCAGTACTCAGAGGATGAAGAAGTTGTATCCCTCTCTGAGACACATGACGAGGACAAATCTTTATATGTTGAGGTAGTAGCTGTCATTGCTAATGGTGATGCTATCCTAAAACTAGAAGAAAGTCCTTACATGATGCAAGATCGTCCTGTTGTGGCGTTTCCTTGGGACGTAGTACCTAGCCGTTTTTGGGGCCGAGGTGTTTGTGAGAAAGGATACAATAGTCAAAAGGCTTTGGACACAGAGTTACGCGCACGTATAGATGCTCTTGCTCTTACTGTTCATCCTATGATGGCTATGGACGTTTCCCGTATGCCCCGTGGCGCTAGGATGGAAGTGAAGCCCGGAAAAACTATCCTAACTAATGGTAATCCAAATGAGATTCTATCTCCTATGCGTTTCGGTAGTGTGGATAATGTTACCTTTAGTCAAGCTGACCAGCTTCAGCGCATGGTACAGACAGCGACAGGAGCTATTGATAGTTCTGGTTTATCAGGTGCCATTAATGGGGATGCTGCCGCAGGTGCTATCTCTATGGGATTAGGTGCTATCATCAAGCGCCATAAACGTACCCTGATCAATTTCCAAGAGAGTTTCCTGATACCTTTTGTACAGGCAGCAGCTTGGCGCTACATGCAGTATAATCCTGAAAAGTATCCTACTGCTGATTATAAGTTTATTACTACCAGTTCACTAGGCATCATTGCGCGTGAATATGAAGTAACACAGTTAGTTCAGTTATTACAAACAATGTCACCTGATACTCCTATGTATCCTGAGTTAGTACAGTCTGTTGTTGATAACATGAACTTAGCTAATCGTGAAACTCTTATCGCTAAACTACAGGAGGCAAGTAAGCCTGACCCAGTTGCTCAAGCTGGTATGGAAGTTGAAGTCCAACAGAAGCAAGCTTATATCGCGGTACTTCAAGGACAGGCGCAGGAATCTCAGGCTAGGGTAGCCAAAATATCTACCGAGACTGAACTCTTACCTATGGAAGCTGAGACTGCACGACTTAAAGTACTTACTACTAACATCGAACAAGGTGATGAGGATGAAAAAGAGTTCGTCAAACGCGCTAAAGTAGCCGAGTTAGTATTAAAAGAACGTGAAATCGTTAGTAAAGA